GTCAATAAGATGCACCGCCACGCCGGAATAACCCGGCCCGCCGACGCTGATAAGTTCAGGGGTATAGGGATAAACGGTCAGCTCGTCGCCGCTGTAGCTGGCAACGGCAACCGGCAGCGCGCCGTTCGCGTCAAGATTGATAGACAGGCCGATAAGGTGACGGCTGCATGGCTTCGCATCGGCTATCAGGCGCTCCAGCTCGTTATACATTTCCTCGGTAATGCCGGTATCGAGTACGCCCACGTCCAGCCGGAACGTGCCAGGCGTTTCGCCGATTTTCCACCACTCGATTATTTTGATGAGATAGCCCAGCGGCTCAACGACGCGGCGGATAGCGCCTATCGTGCCCTTGTGCCGGTGCACGTACTGCGAGGCGGCAACAACGGCGCGCTTTGTCGATTCAGGCCAGGCCGAATCCCAGCGGTCAACCGACCACGCCCACGCCAGATAGGGCAGAAGCACCGCCGGGCATGTGTACGGATTCCATAACTGGCGCAGTGGCACATTCATAGCGCCAGGGGTTGCCAGCACCTCAGCGGCAGCAATCTCAAGCACTGACGAGCCGGTCGGCAACAGGCGGTCACTCATCCGAGCCTCCCACGGTCAGCGTGTAGCCCGTGCAGTAAGCGGCCTGCGTTTTGTCGAGCACCACGTCAGCAGAAGGCTTGATAAGGTTGACGCGCTGCACGCCCTCAACGTGCATGGCGGCATAAAGCGCAGACAGACGAATGTCGCGGCCGAGACGCTTCTGCGCGCTGACAAAGGCGGCGAGCTTTGCCTCAGAGGCGGCGCGGACTGGCTCCGCCTCCGGCCCCGGATAGAGGTACAGCTCGGCCACGATTTCATAATTCACAATCTTCGCTGGCTGCACGCTCACCCGGTCGGCAACCGGGCGCACGTCTTCGTCATTGAGCGCAGCGTTAACCACGGCCAGCAAATCGTCGCCCGCCACGCCGTTGCCCTCACGCGCGAGCACTGTCACCGTGACCACTGCAGGCGACGGGCTGATGGCTGATGCATCGGCTACGCGGCCGTCTGCGCTTCTGGCGTGATACTCATATGCACCGGTCGGCCCGGCCACGCTCAGCCCCTCAAAGGCGGAGGCGATGCGCAGCCGGAAATCGTCGTTACTTTCCATCACGGCGGCGGTCGGCGGCATGGCTGTATCATCGGCAGGGTTAATCGTCAGGCGGGTTACGCCATTGTTTGCGCCGAGCTGGTCAAGATCCCCATCCAGCGCATACGCTACCATGACGGCCTGCGCCGCCTCGTTAATACGCTGGCGCAGGATTAGCTCGCGATAGGCATTTTCCTGCAGCAGCTTAACGATGGGTTCCGACTCAAGCGTTAGCGTGCGGGCGACGGCCTCCTGCTGGTCAGCAGGGTAAAGGGAAATCAGCGTCGCCTTTCGCTCGGCCAGCAGGGTTTCATAGTCCAGCGACTCCACCACGTCAGGCGCGGGCAGCTGGCTCAGATCGATAGTTGCCATAGTCTCAGCTCACAGGAACGGTTAAGGAAAAAGGGTTCGTGTTATCAGTACGGTTGCCGGACAGCTCAACCACCATTGCGCCGTTGATATCCGACTCAAAGCTGATGGCGGTCAGCTTTACGCGCGGCTCCCACTTCAGGATCGCCAGATAGCAGGCCGACATAATCTGCAGACGTAGCGTCTCGTTTTGCGGCTGGTCAATCAGGGCGGATAAAAGCGAACCGTACTGGCGACGCATCACCCTGGAGCCTAGCGGGGTCAGAAGAATGTCCCGCACCGACTGCCGGATGTGATCGAGGTCGGTCAGCGTTTCGCCGGTTTCCCGGTTCATGCCGGTATATTTTGCGGTTGTCATACTGGTGCCCCCGTCTTGCCGCCGCTGTCGCCCGGATGGATATGCGAATGCAGCACCTTGCCGTTTGAGGAAAAGTTGCCGCCGGTATGCGTCATGTCGCCTTTCATCGTGCCGCCCTTAGTGACTTCCAGTTGTGCTGTTTTGAGCAGCGTTGTGCATTCCACTTCCGGCGAGTCAAACAGGATTTTTACCGCCGCTTTGATGGTTGCCGTCTGTATGCCGATTGCAGTCAGCGCGCCAGTTTCCGGCTCGTACTCGATCACCGCGCCGTCAGGAAATGACCAGTGCAGCGCATCGGCCGAGGCAGACGGAGCCGGATTGTCATCGGAGAAAATACCTGGCAGCACAAAGCCAGTATCGAGTTCTCCGCCGAGGCACAGAACAAGCACCTGCTCACCTACTGACGGCGCACTCCAGGAACGGGTTTTACCCGCGCGGGCGCTCAGCCAGTGCAGCCAGCCAGTTGTGTTATTACCTGTATCCACGCGGCATAACCCGTCATCAAGGTTGACGGCCGACACGGTTCCGATGCGGATCAGGTTGCGCAGCAGGCGCAGAATTTCAGATAATTGTTCATTCATGAATGAATTTTCTATAAACCAGCCTTAAATCGCGAAACTCTATTGTTTGGCAGTCAATCACCAAACAGAGTAGGGATAGGGTCGATCAATAAATTAACACTTGAAGTTAATAGACGCGTGATACAAACTAAGTTGTAGCGGAATCACTATTCATGATGGGAGCAAAGTAATTGATAAGGGATAAAGTTTTTTCCTTTAGTAGCATTGCTATTTTTATAGGTGCTGCTGGATTTTTATCGGCAATTGCCACCTTGTTTATAAATGTTAACTCTTTAATCTCAACAAAATGGTTCCTATTTTTATGCTTAATTTTTCTCTCAATTTCTTCGGTTCTAATTAAACTAGCTATAGACTTAGCGAGAGAAAAAAACCAAAAGCCAAGGGTGTATGAGCACCCTATTAAAATGCAATCCGATCAAAGCATTTTATTAATAAGACCAAACCCTTTATTTACTCCAAATTGCATCGTTGGGGGGTATCTAGTAAATGATGAGGTCGAAGTTTTTGCTTTTGTTGGCTATGTGTTCCACATGCAAGAAAAAATGACTCAGATTAAAATTACAGTTCTTTTGGATACTGTAATTACTACCGCTGAATTATTTAACTCTCAGTCAATGAATAAAATAATTATTCGCCCAGTAATACCGTTTGGCATTATTGATGAATTAGGAGGTGCTAAGTGACAACTTCAAGTTTTGCTAAGGTAGCCTTGGTAAAAGATGATTATGCGTTAGTTATAAACAAAGGTTCAAGGGACGGAGTTAAAGCCGGAGACATATTTACAATATTTCGAATTGGTGATGAGATCATTGATCCTGAAAATAATGAATCTTTAGGGTATCTAGAAGAGGTTCTAGCAAAAGTTTCTGCAACTCATGTCCAAGAAAAAATGACAACAGTGATCTCTGTTGATTTTGATTCAGAGCCGGGTCGAACCGAAATAAAAAAAATATCAAAATCAAATACCATGACCCTTATAGGGGCTATTGCAGGATTAGGCCCTCAAGAAGTTACAACTACGATTCCCGGCGATAAAAGGAGGAAAAGAGTTGTGAATGTTCGCATAGGGGACTGCGTGAGCAAAGCGAGATGATAAATACCCGAAGTTCATTGATGTACTTCGGGTTCATCTTTTAATTATAAATTCTTTAATACATTCTTCTAATATATCTAATTCATTATAGGCTAGTCCTAATAATGGGCGCGATTCATATAATACCTCTGTACCTCTCCGAGATGGTTTATCTCTAAGCCCGTAATGATGCACGCGCGCCATGCGCTGCACGTTCTCCGCAAACTCGATTGCGGCCTCATTAGGGCTGGCCTGCGTCTTCATGTACTTAGCAGTGCGCAGCTTTGCGAACATCTCGCGCTTTATGCGGCCCTTTTTGCTGCGCACCGGCTGCGTTTTACGGGCTTTAAATGGCGTGCCGTCTGGTGCCTGCTGGCGCTTGATGTTTTGCTGCTGACTCGCGCGCAGCTTCTTCGCGATATTGCGCGCCATGTCTTTACGCGCCGGGGCTGACAGGCTACTGATAAGCGCCTCCAGCCGGTCGTTTACCAGCTGTAGCTCACTCATGTCTGCCACTCGCTGACCAGTTCGCCGTGAACATACAGCTGCATTGGCCGGGCGTCATTCTCCGGCAGCGGGTTCTCGCCGACGTGGGTCACGTGCAGCCCGTCGTCGGCCCGCTCCACGACCACGCGCTCGCTCAGCTGCAGCTCAATGCTGATATCGCTGGCCGTGTCGCTGATCACATCCGCCTGGAAGGTAAAGCCCGTGCGGCGCTTTTCTTCGGTTGCCATAATGTCGGGTTCATTCGTGCGCAGCCATGCCAGCAGCGGCACGATCAGCAGGTCGATGTTACCGGTATAATCGGTTATGACCATGTTAAGCCGGTACTGGTATTCAAACGACAGCGAGCTGGCAAGTGTCGAGACGATGCGCCCGCTGTCGATAAACACGTTCAGCACATCAGGGTTTCGCTGCAGCTCCGGCACGCTGTCGGTCAGCGCCTGGCGCAGTTGTTGAGGTTTCAGCATCGTGTTGTTCCTGGCAGTCTTTGATGATTTCGACCTGCAGCCCGCAGGCGGCGAGCGCGGCCTCAAGCTGGCGATTATCGGCCGCCAGATCGCCCGCTGTTTTAAGGCTGTTTCCCGGCACCGGGCAGCTTGTCACGCGCGGACACCCAGTCCAGATAATCTCTGGCGCTGGCAAAGGCCGGGCGGGCGTGCAGCCGGATAACATCGTCAGGCAGAGCAGTAGCAGACCAGTCACGCAGTATCGGATTAGCATCGGTTTCTCTCTGTATTGTCATTTCACGGTTAAGCGCGGCCGTGCTGGCGCGCCCCTGCATCAGCCGCAGCTCGGCCTCGCGCTTCTGGCTGGCCCTCGCATCGGCATCCAGACGGGCTATCGCTTTGTCGCGGCTCTCGATACCGGCTGAAAGCGTGCCGATAATGCGCTGTGCGCTGGTCAGGTCGTCTTTTGCGACTTTCCACTGCCAGCCGGTCACGCCCAGCGCCAGCAGAGCCACGGCCAGAAGCAGAGCTATCAGGCGGGTCATGACACCCCCCGCAGGCAGTAGGCTGTCTCATTCGCGCGCCGGTTTTCCAGTCCGTGATTTCTCACGCCCTTAACGAACACCCAGCGCCGCAGCTCGTTACAGGCATCGAGCCAGTGCTGCAGCCTGATGTAACGGGCAAAGGTGGAGCTGCAGGCCGCGCGCACGCCGACGTTAAAGGCGAATGAAACGGCCGTGTCATAGACCGGCTGCGGCATCTCAGCCGAGATACAGGCATCGATCCCGCGCTCCACGCGCATCACGTCATAAACCAGATTAACCGCCACCTGCCGCTCGCTGACCTGGCTTTGCGGCGTTACGCCCTCTGTGTGACCGATGCCGTTCGTCCAGACTCCGGCACTGCACTGATAGGGCGAGGTGCGGCACCCCTCGGCGTTGGCGATGAGCGCAAGCCCGGCCTCGGACGTTTTCAGGGTTTTAAACTGTGGCAGCAGCGCAGCAATCGCCAGAACGGCCACCACGGCGCAGCGTTTAACGTTCTTGCTCAAGGTTCACCCCCCTCAGGCGCTGCAGCTCGTAGGTTTTGCGGCGGTAATGCCAGTTGATAAAGAACGTCGCCACGTTAATAACAAGCGTGATAACGGCTACGCCGGAACCGACCATAAAGGCGATATCCTGCGGCGTATGACGGCCGAACCACATCAGGATGAGGCCAATCAGGTAGTTGATCGCAGAGCTGATTTTTTCCATTTTTAGTCCCACAGGTTGACGGTTTCACCTGCTGAAGATTCCGGCAGATCGGGCAGCGTCACCTCGCAGCCGTGCGGCAGCACCGGCCCGCTTTCGGCAAGGCCCGGATTAGCCGCGTAAACCAGCTCGACGGCCTGCCCGGTTCGCCCGTAATAGCGCTGGCAGATTTCGTCAACGGTATCGCCCTGCTGTGCGTAAATGTTCATCAGAGCAGATCCACAATGCATCCAGGCTTACCGGCGATGCGGCTGATACTGAATCGCGCGTCGCGCCAGTACTCGTCGGCGCTCGCCTCGATTTCGCCCGCCTTTTTCGTGCCGCTGGCGTCATAGCCGCGATAGCGCTCAACGATGGTGGCGGCGGTCAGCGCGCTGACGGCGGCAAGGTAGGCCGTAACCTTTTCGCTCTCACCGTCGAGCGCTTCTGTAGGCACGTCGGCCAGCACCTTAAAGCCCGCCGCCATCTGCGCGGCGCGCCAGTCATACAGCTCGGCATTAACTTCT